CTGCGCCCACCATTGGCGAGCCTCGCGCTCGGCCAGGCCGCCATGATCCAGGCAAACCCACTCGCGAAAAGTGGCGATGCCGCCGCATCGATATTGCACGCGGATCGAGTCAGGCTTGCCCGGCTTGCGATGTCTGGCGACGGTCACCGCGGAGACAGCTAGCGTTTCGGGTTCACTGCCCAGGATCGACCGCGCGGCCGCTTCGGCCTCGTGCATCTTCTTGACGCGCTCGACTTCGTCCTCGGCTTCCATGCGCTCGAGTTCCTGCGGGGGGATAATCCAGCCGCAGCCGGGGCATTGTCGCACCTGGCGGCTGAATACATCCGTGCATTGCTCGCAGGCCACCATGCGCACTTCGCCAACGTCCGCGCAGTCGATTGGCCCATGCGTCTCGATGCAGCGCCCGTAGTCGAGGACGAGGCAATCAGATTTTGCAGGATGCAGCCGCAGGCCGCGGCCTATCATCTGTATCATCAGCCCTTTCGACAGGGTTGGGCGCAAGAGAGCGACGCAGTCGACGCGCTTGGCGTTGAATCCTTCGGTGTAAACATTGACATTGCATATTGCCCGATAGCGGCCGGCCTTGAATTCCTCGGCTATCCGGTCGCGGACCTTGGCCGGCGTCTTGCCAGTGACGGATGGCGCGTCGATCCCATAGCGTCGCAGCTCGAGGCTCACGTCGTGACAGTGCTTCACGTCAACGCAGAAAATGACGATAGACTTGCGGCTTTCCGCGTTCGCGTGGTGGACGAGATCGCGCACCGCCAGCGTGACGACTTCGGGCGTATCGACAGCCTCGGCCAGGCTCTTTACCACATAATCGCCCTTGCCATTGCGCCGCACATTGCCCAAGTCGGCTTGTATGGCGCCAGGCCGCGAGCGCAGCTTGCATAAGTAACCATCGCGGATGAGGTCAGCCACGTTCGCCTCGTAGCAAATCTCGTTGAGGATGTGGTCGGGGTGGCAGATTGGCCCGCCCATGCGAAAGGGCGTAGCGGTCAGGCCGACGACGCGCAAGTGCGGGTTAAAGCGCTGGCAGCCCGCGATAAACTTGCGATACTTGCCCTCGCCGTTTGGCGGGATGCGGTGAGCCTCATCGATCAGCAGGCAATCTACTGGCGGAAATTCGCCGGAGCGCTCGTGCACGCTGTCGATGCTGGCGTAAGTGATAGCGCAATCGACATCGCGACGCTTGAGGCCTGCCGAATAAATGCCGATATCGCCAGCAGGCCAGAGGTTCGCGAGCTCGGCCGCGTTCTGCTGCACCAATTCCTTCCGATGGGCGAGGATGATACAGCGAAAGGCGGGGAAGTCAGCTTTCCATCGTTGAATTGCCCACGCGATGACGGGCGATTTGCCAGCGCCAGTTGGAAGGACAATGCACGGATTGTTTGCCTTGTTCCGCAAGTGGTCGTCGAGCGCGTCGAGCGCTTCAGCTTGATACGGGCGGGGAGTCATTTGCAGCCCGTGACGAGTATGACGACCTCGGCAAAAATGCGGGCGACAGCAAGCGAGCCGACGACGACAAAGCCGAGCAGGACCAATTCGCGCAGGTTCATTTCGCGGCCTCGAGTTCGCGCAAGTGCTTCGCGAATTGCTCGCGGTTGTGGGCGAATCGGTCGGAGCCAATGGGCGCGCCTGGCTGATTGGTCAGCGATGCCCAGCGGGAAAGCAGGCCAGCCATTGCGGCGTTGCGCTTGCGCGCTTCTGCGAGTGCGTCGATTGCGCTCATGCTGGCACCTTGAAGGGATTGAAGTCCGCGAAGGTGGCTCGCATGATCGCGGTGCGAATGGCCAAGAATTGTTCCTCTCCACCCCATGCAGCGACCAGGGCGGTCCAATTAGCCGGCGTCTGCTTCACGATCCAATCCAGCGTCGCTTGCAGCAGTATGGATTGCCCGCGGACGTAGTAGGCATGTCCCTCGATGCTTTTATGCCCGACATTTTGCATCAAGAAAGGGAGCGAAACCAAAAAGCTCGCTAGCCCCGCGAGGTCTGATTCACTGGGGACGGTGTTAACATTCATCATGGGGGCGCTCATGCTGGAACCACCTTGAACGGCACAGAGCGCGGCCCGCCATCTTGCTCGGTCATCAGGTTTAGCGTAGTCCAATCTAGTGCGTCGCCGTAGGCGGTCGCGTTTTTCCAGTGCCCGCCGTCGTGCCGGTTCTTGTACTCTATCCAAGTACCAGAGCTGTCGACAGGATCGGCAAAGGAGACCAGGCCGGGAATGACCAGATGATAGCCACATCCTTCTTCCTCTTCCGCGCGGGTCAGCGTCTTGCGATGCTTGGCACAGGTCCACTCGCCGCTGCCAAGTTCTGGCGTGGCGTGAATGCATGTGCGGCAGTTGCGCGACTGAATAGGCACGGCAACCTCGGACTCGCCCCAGCAGAGCGCTTTGTGATCGCAGAAACGACAGCGGAAGTCCTCGGCCTTTGTCGCGCAACGCTCGGGAGGCTGCGCGCTCTCGATGATCCGCCGCGCCTTGTCCATGTAGCGCTTGAAGTCGGCGGCGTCGTAGCGGATGCGCTCGGCGTAGAGCTCGTCGGTGTCTTTGTTACGGCCCAGGTAGAGCGCGCGGGTCAACTTGCCGAGCCCCATGTATACCATCATTTGCGCGTAATGTTCGGGCTTGCTGTGCTTAACGCCGACTTGCTGCAGCTTCTTGAAGCTCTTGGCGTTGTGCGTTTTGAACTCGAGCAGATGCCAGGTTTTCGGAGCTTCGGGGATGCCTAGCGCGACGCCATCCATATGGCCCGAGAAGTGGCCGCCAAAAGCCTCGACGCCAAACTGTTCGCCGTCCTCTGCGGTTTCGTGGACTTCGCAGCCGATGGCGCGTAGCTCTGCCACCATGCGAAATTCTTCTAGGTGGCCAGTTTCAAAAAGTCGGTACAGCCGGCCGCTGAATTCAGGCCGGGTAGTATTGCGGAAGGTGTACCAGAGCTCGCGCTCGCATTCGCGGCCGATGATCGATCCGCCGAGGTAGCCGCGTTGCGGTTCGCTGTCGCCCTTGCGCTTGTGATGGTCGTAAATCAATTCGACCGTTTCGCTTTGCAGCGTATTGTATTCGGACAGGTCGCCCATGTTGCCCTATCTCCTGTTTTGGCATTTCGCCGGTGTTCGGCCTCGCCCCGCACTGCCATGCGTTGCGGTGTTCGGTGTTTTGCTTCTTGGAGGGGGCGACGCGGCAGCGGTGGGGGATGCCGCGCCGCCCCGATTCCTACCGCTGCCAGATCGGCTTTTGAGTTTCAGCGGGTGCCGCAGGCGCCGGAACAGCCGCGGTACTGGTCGTGGCCGGCGGCGTTGTCTCGGCACCAATCACCTTGTAAGCGCTGATCTCGTTCTGCGCGTCGTAGCCATCGCGAGCCTTGCCGACCTTTACGCGAGCCTGAACTGTTTTGCCCAGGAACTCGTCGGAGTCGTTCACGACATCCAGCCCGCAGGCCAGGCCGAGCGCGCTGAATTGACGCATGCCAATTTCGACGCATTTGGCGTTCGGATGATCGAGCATGATCTGAGTGAACAACCTGCGCCCGCTGAAGGTGTCGCCGATGACGGTCAGTTCCATTTTTAGGTACTTGCCAGTTCCGGCCTTGGTCGGCTTGACCTCGGCCGCGTCGATGGTTACGGGGTACCAGCCAGCCGGGAGAATTGCGAAGTCGTCGCCGGTTGCTGCGTTGTCGGCGTCGATGTCAATCGCGCCGCCGTAGATTTGGGAAATGTCGCCCATTATATTTATGCTCCTGTGCTTGCCGCTGCCACGGCGTTTTGAAAAGCTGCCCAATCGAGGGGTAGCTCGTATGGCAATGCGCCATAGATTCCGCGTCCGCCGCCTGGGTGGGCGGGGCGGTTTTGTGTGAAGAGAAAGCGCGCGCCGGCGTTGGTGTCGATGCCGCGAGCCTTCTTTTTGTTGAATCCAACCTCTTCCTTTTTTACTGCAACCTTCGTATTGCAGAACAGAATAAGGTCGGCCCATTTGGTGACGACCGCCGAGGCTTTGCCGTTGATGTCGCTTTGGTACTGATCGAACGAGTCTCCGTTCGGGTCGTCGAAGCGCTTTACCTGGACATGACCGATAAGGATGCTGGCCATACCTTTATTCTCGCGGAGAGCGTCAAGCCCTTGCGTGATCTCGCGCCACTTGTAAGCGGCCTCGGTGTAGCCCTTGCCATAGCCGCCGCCGACCTCCTCAATGCTGCTGCAGTTGTGCTGTTTGCACGCTTGGTCCCATATCAAGGGCTCAAGCGCTGACATACTGTCGATGACGACCGTGCGATATTCGTGCTCTTCGGTCAGCAGCGCGGTAATGCAGGCGATCACGTCGTCGTAACTTTGCGCGGTGGGGAAGCTGGCCACGTCGAGCGCGTCGATCCCCTCTTCGCCCTTGATCGGGATGACGATAGGCGAGTTGAGACCGGTTTCAGCCAGCTTGCCGCCATCGAAGCGACTACCGCAGGCGAAGGTCGATTTGCCTATCTTGGGCGAACCAAGAATGACGATGCGCGGGGCGCGGATCTGTGCGCCCTTGCTGATGGATGCGAGGGATATAGCCACTATGCCACCTCTGCTTCGACTTGTTCGGGTTTTGCTCTTCTATTCATTCCCTTCTCCTGTGGGGTTGTTGTTTCGTGGTGCAAGATAAGTTCGGCAAACAGCAGTTGCAAGCGCATTAGGGAATCTTTGCCAAAATAGCCAATCATTGGCCCGCCTCCTGACTGATCTTGTATTCTGCCGCCTGGCGCATGTACTGACCAACAGACATCCCGGCGCTCTTGGCGGCTGCCTGCACGCGCTCGCGCCAATCGGGCGAGCACTTGACCAAGACTGAAGCCGTCTTAGGCTCGTCGGGGATTCGCTCGCGATTAGTCATCGCCATTTCTGTGATTTGCTGTTTCAAGTTACGTTTAACCCCTGTTCCCGC